ATATTCATTCGCGGAAAGTCCAGCAGTCTTAAATGCGTTATTGGCGTAGTCCTGCACCTTCTGGGATGAGTCCTTAAACAGGGTATCAACACCGCCGACAAGTTGCTCATAGTCAGCATAAGCACCAACAACGGCCTTACCCATAGCCACCGCCGCCGCTCCGGCCGCTACTGCCACAGCTCCGATCGCTACTGCCGCACCCTTTAAGACGCCTGTCATATTGCCAAACTTCTTGCCGGTATCGTCTGCCGATTTGCCGAAGTCCTCCATTTCATCCGTGGTGGATTTTAACGCATTTTCTGTCTTAGCAAGGTCGGCCTCCGCTTTGTTTAATGAAATCTGCCAGTTCTTTGTTTTAACGTCATTTTCACCAAACTCTTTTGCGGAGTTAGCAAGGGCAGACTTCAAGGTTTCGATTTTCTTTTTCTGTTCGTCTATCTGTTTGTTGTAGACTTCTGACTTGGCTTTCAAGGCATCCATGCTATTTGCATTACTACCAAATTGAGCGGTAACCTTGCCCATTTCTGACCCTAAAACAGCTAAATCTTTGTTAATGCCAGATACGGCTTTCTTAAATTCTTTTTCTCCCGAAAGTGCAAGGCCTGCGCCGATTTTCATTGCCATTAAATCACCCCCAAGGGATTACATCATCTATCGTATTCGGTGTTTGATACTGACCGTGTTCTTTCTGATATTCCGTATAAAGTAAAATCAATTTCCGTATGGTCATGTGCCATACTTCCTTTTCTGTGTAGCCTAATAGGGTCTTACCGATAAACAAACAGCGAGCAACAGGAAACTTCTCCGTCACTCGCTCTGTCCGTTTGGGTCATCTTCTTCTCCCTCAGGCGAACCTTCTGAAAATGCAATCAGAATGTCCTTCGTGAGACTTTGTAGATTATTAGCCGTTATTTTCCTGCCGACCCATTTTTCATCAACGTGTGCCCTGCCTGTTTCCTCGTCGTCTATTCCCTCGTTTATAAGAACGGTCAGGATGTATCTTAAATTCTTGAATATCGCTCTCTGATCCTTCAACATATCGGTCAGATTCGAAATGGAAATATCAAAGTGGTCTTGTATTTCATCGATTGCGTTCAAACTAAAAAGGAGTCCAAACTCCTCGCCCCCTATTTTTACCTTGTGGGGCTTTGGTTGTAAGTCACTCATTTTATCCTCCTAAAAAGGGTAGGGAGGCCGAAGCCTCCCATTCAACTACTCTTAAGATGCGTTCTGTGCCAAAATAGTGTAGGTAACGGGCGATTTCCCGCTTTCCTGGACCACGATTTTGATAATTTTGTTTTCCCCGTCCGCAACAGCAATTCCAGTTGCCGCAGTTTGGGTAATAAGCGCCTGATTGTAGGTGCCGTCCACATAGACCTTGGCCGTACCGGATTCGAATGTCGCAGTGATAACAGTCGGTGTATCGGTCAATGCACAGGAATAATTATAGGTGGTGGCCGCAAACGCCGGCGTCAAAGTGCCATTGCTCATAGTCAAGGCCGTGATGTTGTTGGATGCGTCTGTGCTGATTCCAGTCTTAGTATTCAGCCAAGCCCTTGCCGCATCCTCGGTAGAGAATGTTCCCTCTTCCTTCCACTTACCGTCAGCTGCCACCATGATGATGCCCTCTAAAGTCGGCGTCAAAAATTCCGCGGTGTCACCCTTGGTGGCGTAGTCGTCCGCCGGCTCTGCAAACTGTACTTTCTTGAGCCATACGGCGCGATAAGTTGTTACGCCGCTCTTTACCCTTTTGCCGTAAAACCCAACTCCTACAGTGGCAGGAGTAGTCGAACTGCCAGCAGATAATTCTTTGCTATCCAGTGTCGCATCAACCTGCGCCCCCTCCGTATAACCAAGTAAAGCAACCTTTACTGCATCAGATAGGTCATCCCCATTAAGTGTGATTGTTCCGCTTACGAAACTTCTGTCCGACTCGGCTACAGCATCATCAGCAAACAGCTTTACGTCAGAAGTCGTGATGGCAATATTGGCACTGATGGCCTTCGCAATCACCCCTCCGTCGGCATAGCTGATGCTTGAGCCAGATTCCGTGCCGATAGCATACACGGGATATTTAAGTCCCAATTTAGCCATATTTATACCTCCGGTTGTACATAAAATAGGACACCGCCCTTGGTGTAAAATAGGACACCGCCCTTGGTGATGAAGATTTCGTCATCCGTTACATCGTCGATGATTTCGTCTATCCAAGCCTCAACAACGACGTGATAGTATTTCGTATCACTCTCATAAAATTGCTGAGTGTTTTGGATAGTAAAGCCAGCCGACCTTAACAGATGGCGTATTCTTTTCTTCATCGCCAAGGGATTTGCCCGCGTGAAATAATGAATTTGGATAGTCGTTTCATCGAGAATGTCCGCATCGTCGGCACGTACCACAGGCCGCTCATCCGCATAATTGAAGGTGATGTACTCATCGGCAGCGCCCTCATACACATCCGCCGCAACGGGGATTGAAAGAGAAGTCAATGCTGTTATAACTTGAAAATTTACATTCATGTTTTGACCTCCCTTTCAAATACTTCCTGCATCTTTTTTAGCACAGCAGATTCGCTGTCTTTAATTGCCTTTGTCAGCGTTGGCGTTGGAGATTGTTGAGATGTGCCATATTCCAAGTAGACCATCTTCTCCATGTTGCGGACACCCTTTTTATCTTTCCCTGTGGGTCTGACACAAGCATAGTATCCTCCGCCTTTCGTCTTTTTTGCTTTGGTCGGCTTGATTGACTGATACAGATCACCCGTTTGCTTATGTTGTGCAGTTTCGTTTTTTACCTTACCTAGCAATATGGGGATTGCCTCGTCAATCATCTGCGGTGCAATTCGGTCAACGTCTGCCAACCGTCCAAGCTGTTTAATAAACTCCGGCGAGATTTCAAAATCGAATTTAGCCATTATCAACGCCCCTGTCCGAGCAGTTCAGTTCTACAACGCCAAGTCCTTTTTCATAAACTCGAACTACGTCATATGTCTTTGACTCGTAGACCACCTGTCTTTGCCCGTCATAGTCTTCAGCGTGGACGTTGAATACTTTTGTGATGTCGATGTCGTTGGCGTTGGCGGAGTAGAATTCAGACCTTGTAGCTGAAGTAATGTCTGCGAATACCGCAGTATCTGTATTGCTTTCCGTCGGATATCCTTCCGAGTCAACGCCTTTGGCAACGGCACGCAGTTTGATTTCATCAGAAAAAAACATTATTTCGCCTCCATCGTCACCGTTACCGTCACATCGCCCGTGATGTCGATCTCAACCTCTTGGCTCATATAGTCGTCAGCAACAACGGTGTATTTTTGGTTCACGCCCTTTTGGACGTAATAGAACACCGCACCGCCGTTGGAGTCTGTTTCCTGACTCTCGCCATTGAAGGTGATAACCGCATCTTCGATTCCATCGGCACTCTCGTCTACTACGGAAAAGGTAACCGCATAGGTCGTGTAATCTCTGCGTCTTCGGAGCTCGTCACGGAGTGTCATGTAATCCTCACGGTTTGCTTCGGCATCCTCGTTTGATAGGCCGAATTTCCACCGTGCGAAACAACGGACGGCCCCAAGAATGAGGCTGTCCGTTTCGCTGTTCGCTTTGGCCGGTGTAACCCCTAAAGAAATAAGGTCGGCTCGGCATTCCGCTATGATGTCTGTCAGTTCCGCGTCAACATCCGTTGAAGTGTTTCTCCGGACGGCTCTGCGGATCTTGGACAGAAACGAGTCTTCGACCACGATGTAGAGGGTCAAGATGTCTGAATCATCAAGACCCTCTGCCACCGTGACCGCTTTAAGTGTGGTTTTGGTCGCCGTTCCCAACTCAATGGGGACGGTATATTTAGTTTTTGCGGAGGTCGGCGTTGTACCGTCAAGCGTGTAGTATATTTCTCCCGTTGCCTCCGTCGTTGACAGCGTGACTTCTTGTGCGGTTGTGTAGTGTCCAGATGTCACGCTCGATATTACGCTTGCGGCTTGTGCCATAACGTCCCTCCTAAATGAAGAATAATAACTCAAGCTCCTTTGTTCCGTCGAGATTACCGTTCGGGTCGTAAACATTCTTTTCGATTTCGTCAGCGTCAACGGTAATTGTTCCTGCAGTAAACTGCATCGCGCCGTTGAATTTTTCAAGCACAAACGGCTTTTCGCTGAACTTGAACGGCAATCCGATGACCTCATTCCATCCAACATTGAACGCCGGGGTTCCGTCGGCCTGTGCGCTGAAGACGATTTTCGTGACGGTCTTAAACGCTTTAGCCGTTGTCAGAGCAGTCGAGAGATTCTCCGTGAATGTCAGCGTTTCAGAAATTGTATCGCCGGCAATGTTCGTGCCGCTGATAACGCAGGTTGCGTCCTTGGTAACCTCACCGGCGTCCTCTGTTTTAACTTGAACGGTGATCTGCCGCGGACACGGCAGCGTGTGTGCAAACACGGTCGCAGTAGTAGCTTTAGATGCGCTCGTTTCATGCTCCACGAGCAGCCCATCTGCGTCAAGGTCTGCCATTTCTTCCGCTGTGAAGGAGAGTACACCGGCCTTTAATTCCGGCATACTTTTCCTGTCAATGTCGGTAGGCAGCATGCCTAAAAATCTTGCCATGTTAGCCTCCTTACTTTCCGGCGGTCAGGGTTTTGGCGCACTTCACGAAAGCCTCACCAACGGCGATGTCGCAGTCAAAGATAGCCGTGCCGCGATAGTCGATTGAATTATAAAGGAATCCGCTCTCAGTGCTGCGGTCTACCGTGATGTTCTGCGAGAGGTTGCCCACAACCTTGCGGAAGTCGC